GCCTGAGATGGTACGAATATCAGATTCAGCAAGGCATTCCACTCAGCGAAACAGGTTATCAGAACGGACTTCTTAAGGCGCTCGAATGGGCATCCATTGTTGGCGACTCCCACGAAGCGCAGCGCGCCACCATCACCCGCCTGCGGGGGCTGATCGAGGGGATGGGGCATGAAAGCCAATGTAATGCCGAGTGGACGTATAACGCAGACATGGGCTGCCGGGCTCGACGAGTAACACCACAGGCGGAATTTTGTAACTGCATCCAATCGAAGGTGAACCTATGAGCCAAACGGTACGAGAGATCGCAACGCGAATTCAAGCGCAATGGTGGGATGGATGGGACTTTAGTGATTTATCCGATTCGGATGTCGCTGAGATTCGCCAACTCGCCGCCCATGTGCTCGCATCCACGGAGCCGCTGGGGGAAGTCGAACAGCGGAGGAGAGGGAATGATCCACGAACTGAAGACTTGGCCGGGGTATTTCCAGCCAATCATGGACGGACTGAAGACGTTCGAGATTCGCAAGGCGGATCGCGACTTTGCGGTCGGGGATGTGCTGTATCTGCGCGAATTCGACCCCGAATCTGAAGCCTATACGGGGAGGGACATCCGCGTTACGGTGACCTACATTATCAGCGGAGGGCCATTCCGCGTTGACGGCCATGTGGTGATGGCGTTCCATGCCTTGCCACCATCGCAGGAGCACCCGGACACAGCTTCAATGCATCCCCATGATGTGGAATGTATGTCTAAATTAGGAAGTGCCTGCGATTGTCGATACGCAGCCCGCACCGCTCCCGAGGCGCAGCGATGAGGCGCAAGACTCTCGGCTGGCTGATCGAGCAGTGGCTTCGGCGGTGGGACGAAAGGCGGAAGGGATGATCACCAAGATAGCGGCGTGGGTTGTAATATCAATTGCGGTAACGTGCGCCCTGTTAGTCTTTGTGGGCTTGCCAATGATGAGCATGGGAGTATTTCGATACGCCGAAATACTCGGCCTGATAGGCGGCTTGATCGCCGTATTGTTCTGGGCGCTGACGAAGGTTGGACTATGAGATCCACGCTCCGCACAATCCCGCACTGGGTCAACGGGCGATTGCTGGTACACGGAAAGCTCCGCAGTTACACGGTCAAGCTTTGCCGATGCTCGTACTGTCGCGCCGCGTTCGTGGCCTACCAACGGCAAAAGCGCGTCGACATGCGATCGGTAGCGCTAAGCTCAAGAGGGCGCGAATTGCAGGAGAATCGCGGAAGGCGCTGGCGCTATAGTAACCGGGAATGCCGTCGGTGTAGCGCATCATTTAGTCCGATCTCTCCTACTCAGGTAGATTGCCCAAAACAGCAGTGCAGGGCCGAGAGTATGCGGCTTAAAGCAGAGCGTCGGATGGCGGCCAAGAGAGGAGTTCACGGGTCATGACAGACGAAAGCAAACGGGCCGCTTGGCCGTGCTCACAATGCGGGTGTGTGGCCAATGACTGGCACTATCCCAACTGCCCATCTGGGCTAGGTTTATTTAACCCGGCTTACGTGGCCCCGCTAAACCAAGAGGTGCGAACCGTTGTTTTCGGTGGCAGGCTGGGCGGCAATAACTTCACCTACTGTCCGCATTGTGGCCAAAAGCTATGATGCGCAACCAGCCCGACGCAAGCCCGTGGCGTCCGAATGGCTACCCGGAGCGGAGCTGCCGCCGGTGCAGTATGGCTCCCAGAACAATTACTAAAGGTAATGTTTTCACTGTCGGTTGATCTCCGCGATTGAGTGTTGCGGGGTCAGGATTCGTTACTTCGGAGATCTGCAGGCGCGTTTCATTTCGTACTTAACCTCGCACCGATTCCGCATAAATGCTTTCTCGTAGCTGCCCGTTTTGCCGTCATGGCGCCGCAATCGCATCTCGGCGCATCAGTCCGTGGTCGCCCCGTACCTGCACCGTATACTTTGCGCGAGAGGCTTGCGTTGCGACGGAGAATGGAGAGCGGCTGTTTACTTTCCATCGACCACCGCCAGGAGGATCGCATTTTTGAAGGCAGCCGCGTTCCGCTCTGGCATATCCGCGCCGTTGACGCCATCGTTGGAGCCAATCACAACCAGACGCTCAGTTAACAGGCTGGCAGAATAACCCGAGCGCGCCATTGACTGTACGACGGAGGGAATTTGATCAAGGCTGCGAACCTGAAAAGCCGCAGTACCGGACAGTTTACGACTGGTCTTGTTGCCATCAACCCACTCTGAGCTTGGCCGAAGTGAGGAGCCAACCTTTGTTCGCTTTGCTTCGACTGTGGTCTGCAGCCGCAATCCGATCCACTCATATTCAAACCACACCGGCTCAATCGCGGTCAGGATGTTTTTGATTAGCTCGTCCATGAGTTCAGTGTAAACTCTTTTGCTGTTTTTGTCAATACCGACAGGCGAACTATTTTGACGCGAGGAATGTTTTGCGCTAAACTCGCGTTATCCACGGACCAATTACTACTATTCAGTCTTCTGTTCGCATAACCCGGCTGAATCACAGCCGCTCACCATTCAAAGAGTTTCTTCCTTGCTGCCGCAGGCGCTCTTCCCTCTACTGTGGTCAATCGGCTACACTCACGGTAATGGCCGGCCGTCCGAAACTCATCGAAGGCAGGAAGATCCTCTGGAACATCACCGAAGATCAAGCCGATGAGATCTGGGAAGTCATCGACGCCGGTAAGCCTGTCTACAAAGCCGCCGCACTAATCGAAGGCGTAACCGCCGCCGCTCTCATCGAATGGCTCGAGCATGGCGACCGAATCGAACGCTATAAACGCGCGCGTGAGATCGCTTCTCACCGTCTCGTTCAAGATGCACTCACAATTGCAGATGCAGGACTCGCAGTTGAGCCAGCGCCGGGCATGGTTCAGATTTCAGACCCGGCTCGTGACAAGCTCCGCATCCAGGCACGACAATGGACTGCAAGTCGTTGGAACCGTGAGACTTACGGTGAACAAAAGGGCGCACAGGTCACGATCAACCTCGGCACGCTGCACCTCGATGCGCTCAGGCTCTTCGAAGAGCAAGCCGACCGCAAGGCCATCACTATAGATGCGCAGCCGGAGATCGAATGAACGGATGGGCTGAGTTCGCAGTCGTGATGGTGTGGTTGGCCATCATCATCAACTGGCTTGCCGATGCATGATCGCACTGCACTGGACCCATTGCTGCGAGAATGGGTGCTCGAAGATATGCGGCGCTGTTTCGACTACTGCAACACCGATGACACGGCAATATGGCTCGCTGTCGAGGATCGCACTGCGCTCGACTCACCGAACAGCAATGCGTAACCACTACAGGTTGTGGTCGACCGAAAGCGGAAGTTGTTCTTTACCGTAAGTCATTGATAACAAACAGAACGCTTGTACTGATAATGGTGATTATGTAAAGTAATTACGCGATGGGTTGAGCACGATACAATCACATCAGCCATGCACGCTTGAATGGGTAAACCACAAGGTGGCTCCCGCGCTGGACGGGGTAAGCTGCGACGGGCTGAGGCTCCCGCGGCATCCAGCGACCATCCCCGCAAAGGCCCCCCGCCCACCGTCATTGGCCGGGTGCGGGATTGTGGGCACGCCATGACAGTGCTAAATTTCTGCTGAAAAAAACTGTTGTAAAATTTGGGCATAGGAATGATAGACATCGTGATTCTCGCCGGGTTTCTGGTGTTCGCGGTGTTCTCCCTTGCATGGCTGGTCAAGCAGATTGCGGGGCCAAAGGCATGATCCACCCAAAAGACGTGCCGTGGGCAATGGGTGCCATGTACTTGTTCGGGATCGCGACTGGGGTGGGGTTATATGCGGCGTGGATTACCTGGATGCCATGACACTGGGGATTTTTCTGCTGAAAAATTCTGCAAAGCTGGCTGTAAAATCAGGGCATGAGCAAGCAGGAAAAGCACGATGCGAGAAAGTGGCTCAAGATATTCAAGAAGTCGCTTCAGATGAACGTGAAAATCAGGGCTGCTGGAATCAATCTTAACGGCGATCCTGCGAGGTTACCGAAATGAAATATGCCGGGAGCAAGTACTGCACGAAGCCTGATGTTGAGCCACCGTCGAAGTACCCGGGAGTGCATTTCACTAACCGGAATTTCCGTTGCGAGAGTGGGCAACATTTCGACCTGCAAACTTACTCAAGCTCCATGACGGTCGGGTATCTGGGTTTGGTGAACGCGCCTAACGCGCAAAACTATTTACGGAATCAATATAACGGCGAGGCGCAGACCAATGATGGAGATAAATCAGGGCTCGGGCCATTGCTCGGCATTTTCCCGTGCCTCTGAGTTATTCCAGCGGGATTGGCCCTTCGAGTTCCCTGTCGAAAGCCGTATCCCACACGTTTAGCGAATGGGCCTCGTGCGGGATTACGGAATCTCCGCAGGTGCGGTAGGCAAGCGGCCGGTGCGCATATTGCCAGAGTCCGGAGCGGCCGGGAAGGTGGGGCACGATATCGAGCTCGTTGACGAACCGCATGCCGTCATGACTGGGGACTATTGCAGTTCTTGCTTTTGTTAGCACCCGCATTGCTTCGAAGGTGATCGGCGGCAGGGCGCTCGCGCCACGGCAATAGGCGATTTCTGCAAGGCCGCCCCCAAGAGAGTGTCCGATATCTCGCGCCTTGATTTCGTGAGGATACTGATCCCGGACATTCAGCATAGAAGACAAAGAGGCGAGCCACACTTCGAAAGCGCCAGTATGGACGCCGGCGGAGTTTGGCCGCGCTTCGGCATCCTTCATCCAATCGAACATGCTGCTGGATCCGGCCCACACACGGTTGAGCACGCCGTCGATCTCAACGAAATAACCGCGCCGCTGGCCATCCGGCATGAAGAACGGCACGGCTCCTTCTGGAAGTGCGGGGAGGTAACTGGCCTTGCACAAATCGCGGGCCTGTTTGGCGAGGGCGAGATCAAACAATTGCGAGTCTCCTTCGGATGGGTTTCGCCCAATCGCTGGTGTAACTGGTGCCATACAGGGCCACTCCGGCATCTGAGGCGAAGGTCATAACCAGGGCATCCCCGAGATCCGGCGACCGCTTGATGCGCTTCTTCGTCTGGTCTTTCGATTCGAGGATTATCTTTCCGGAACTGTCAGGCGGGAAATATTTTACAGACACCAGGTCGGCGAGAAGTTCGTCGTCTTTCGGGAGCGAAACCATCCGCGATTCGAACCATGCTTTTGTCTTGAACCAGAGTTCGCCGCGGAGATTCCTGTAGGAGCCTTTCATTGACGGCAATTCGGCAACGTTGATGCCGCGCGCCGGCAGGCCGAGTTCATGGAGGCGGTCCGCGACCCCGGCGCCGAAGCCGATCGCGTCGACGATGATTTCGACAGGCTGGAGCGGAGTTCCCTGAACTGCGTCCCATTCAGCTTTCACATAGCCGGTGGTTTGCATGGTGTCCGTTTTGTTCCACTTGCGCAGTTTCTCCAGAATGCAGTTTCCCTGGCGCTTGCAAAGAGCGCTGTAATCGTCTCCCTGGTAAGCAACGTCCACTCCCCATATCACAGGTGCAAGCGTGTCTCTGACGATGTCTCTCGCCATTGCGGTTTCGACCAACTCGAGGCCGATTACCGTGTCATTGTCGGCCCGCGGGAATTCCCCGAGCACGCGCACCCGGTAGGCGTTAGAGTCTTCTCCGAAGCGGGCTTTTTGTTCTTCGATGTACTCGCGCGAAACGCGTTTTGAATCGAGGCAGGAGACCTTCAGGGTGAACCAGTGGTCACGCAACTGATGATGCGTTTCGAAGAACAGGCCCGACGTGCGAACGGGATTGCCGAGAAGGATGGTGACCGCGCTTTCCCCGGACATGGAGCCGGAGGCCGCCTCATATACCGATTCCGGAATACCGGATGCCTCGTCGGCGATCAGCATGACGTACTTTGAGTGAACACCGGCCAGGGCTTCCGGCTTCTCTGCCCGCGAAGTACGTGCGGAGATGAAGATTTCATTCGGCGCCGTGATGTTCTCAACGCGGTCCTCGGTTACCTTCAAAAGCTGACGCAGGGCTTCGGGGAGCTTCTCAATCCATGTTTTCATCTCGGAAAAAAGCGCATCGTAGAGCTGGCTTTCGGTGGGCGCGGTGACAACGATCTTCACCGGGCGGCGAGTGAGGAAATACCAGATGATTCCCCAGCTGGCAACCGTGCTCTTGCCTGTCCCGTGGCCCGACCTGACGGAAATCTTGCGGACGCCGCGGCGCAGAGCATCCAGATATTGCTCCTGCCAGTCATCCGGTTTCGCCCCAAGCACTTCCCGGACGAAGAGTACCGGGTTGACGCGGTAGCGGGCGAGGAAGTCTATGAAGAGTGTTGGTTGCGTTTCAGTCACAGTTACGCCGTTACCATCTTTTCGGCAATGAACTCCATTACGTCTCGCTGCCGGTAGCGGATCAGCTTTCGAATCTTTAGCCACTTCGGCCCGTCACCATCCAGTCGCGCCCTCTGAACCGTCCGTACAGAGACGTTCAGCATCTGCGCCACATCCTTTTCGCAGAGAAGGTTTTCGCCTTTTCCTGCCATATTGGCCCCCTAGCCGCCTTGCATAGACAACTGTGTCGAAATTACCATAATGTGTGGTTAATTTGCAACAGTGGCGTCCCGCAAAAAACCCGACGCATTCCAAATTGAATCGATTGTCCGGGCCGAGATCGAGGATGCAGTCTCGTTTCTGGACCTCGAAATCTCCCCGGATCGCGTTCGCGCAACGGATTATTATCGCGGCAAGCCTTTCGGCGACGAGCAGGACGGCCAATCGAAGGTAGTCTCGACCGATGTCCGAGACACCGTCCAGGCCATCATGCCGAGCCTTTTAAGGGTGTTTTTCGGCTCCGAAAACGTTGTGGAGTATGTCCCGCGGCGTCCCGATGCCGTTGAAGGGGCTGAACAGGCGACGGAATACGTCCGTTACATCATCAGCGAGGACAATCCAGGCTTTCTCGTCTTCCAGAACACCTTCAAAGATGCGCTGATCTCGAAAACAGGCGTAATCAAGTGGGCCTGGGAGCCCGGCATGCGGGAAGTCAAGACCGAAAAGTATACCGGTCTGGACGATGCCACGCTCGCGATGCTCCAACAGGAGGCCGCTAGTTCGCAGTACCCCGATGTCTCCGTCAAGATAACGAATTCTCAGCCGGATCCGACTTCTCCCGTACAGCAGCAGGGCGTGCCCGCCCCGGATCCGGCTGGGGGGCCTCAAATCCACGATGTAACTGTCACTTATCGCGAGGATTGCTCGCGTCTGCGCATTTACTCCCTGGCTCCCGAGGAATTTATCATCAACCGGCGCGCACGGAGTGTTGACGATGCGACTATGGTGGCCCATCGCTGCGAGCAGACCGTTTCCGACCTCATGGAAATGGGCTACACGCAGGATGAGCTCGACAATGCGGGCACTGATAGTTCCATGGATTACAACCAGGAACGGCTGGCCCGCGAACCTTTCTCAATCATCAATGGTGATAACGGCAATAACCCGGCAATGAGGCGGTTGATGTATACCGAGGCTTATATCCGCCTCGATATGGAGGGTGACGGGATAGCTGAACTCCGAAGAGTCTGCTGCATTGGCGATCAAAACAAAGTACTGAAAAACGAACCAGCCGATGAGCGGCCATTCGCAATATTTTGCCCGGATCCGGAGCCGCATGTGTTCTTTGGATCTTCCGTCGCTGACAAAACGATGGATATCCAGCGCATCAAGAGCCAACTTGAGCGAGGCATGCTGAATTCGCTCGCGCAATCGATCAATCCCCGAACCGGCGTTGTTGAGGGACAGGTCAACATGGCTGACGTCCTGAACAACGAGAACGGCGGAATCATTCGAATGCGAGCGCCGGGCATGGTGATGCCGTATGCGGTACCGTTCGTCGGGCAGGCGGTACTTCCAATTCTGCAATTCATGGATGAAGTGCGCGAAAGCCGCACAGGAGTTACGCGCGCGTCACAGGGGCTCGATGCCGATGCCATGCAGTCGACCACAAAGGCCGCTGTTATGGCTACCGTTACCGCGGCGCAACAACAGTTGGAGATGATAGCGCGAATCTTCGCCGAGACCGGCATGAAAACCCTGTTCAAGGGCATCCTTCAGACCATTTGCCGCCATCAGGACAAGCCGCGCATCATCCGGCTTCGCAAGAAGTTCGTTCCGAT